CTACTGACATGTTGTTGAATAATTCAGTTCTCTTTTCATGTGAAGACCTAACATCTAGATAATCTCCCCATTCCATTTTAGTACCGAAGAACCATTCAGCGTTAGCCTTAGTTTCTTCAAACTTCTCACTTCAAGCAAGAAAGTCAAATGGCCTATCCTCTTTAAAAGAAGAGACAAGCTCTTCAGCATTACCTGCTACGGCACCAACTATAGAAGTTGCTCCAGCAGTAGCTTTTGCAGCTTGTTGTAGTGGTACATCTAGTAGTCAAACAAATCCAGAAGCAGCCGCTCATGCAGCTTTCTTAAGCATTTCCCCTTCTTCGCTAAACCTTGACCTAAATTCTAATGGGTCAGTCTTAAATTCAATAGGTTCGCCTCCTTGTAAGGTACTTCATGGTCATCTAGTAATAGTCTGAGTTCCTGTAGCTCTTGTTGGCAAATCTTTAATAACAGCTCCTCATGCTAATGTAGAACCACGACCAGAGGATATAGCTCCCGCCATTGGGCTATTCTCCTTATACTTATTAATAGCAAGCTGATTATATGTGTCAACCTTTTCTTCACTATAAGAAAGAGCAGGAAGTGCGTCCTGCTTTCTTTTAGCTTTAACTCACTCATATATTTCAGTTTCAAGCTCATCTTGATACGTCTCATTATAAGGCTTAAGCTCAATACGAGCTATAGCTTCTTGGTCTTTCTTATTCAGTACTGGTTGTAGGTTTAGAAAAGTCATGGGTTTTATTTATTATTTATTAGCTTCTTGTTGTAATTCTATTGCTCTTTGTGCTGCCGCAAACGACTCTATTAATCATTCATCAGAGTCTCATTTCTGAGCTAGTCTTGTTGCAAGTCATTCAGTTGCCGCAGCTGTTCATCCAAATTTAGCAAAATCAGCTAAAGCGTTTTCACTTCACCCAGCAGCTAGAAACGCATCTCTTTCTTCTGGGGTTAGTAAGCTAGTAGACTGAGTTCAAGAAGATTTGGGAGTTAAAGCTCTTTTAGCCTTGGCATCTTGTAGATTCTTAATATTTCTAAGTCTTGCATTTCCAGAGATGTAGTCAAGTGTTGCTCTTTTAGTAGCTTCACTAAATACAAGTCCTCCTTCCATATAATCTTGAGCTAAATTCTGTATACCATCTCTATCTGTTCAAGTTAGAGTAATGTCATTACCCAACACTTCATTAACTTCAACTGTTATAGTTTTACCAAATAGAGTGTTTTCCATAGCTCTTCCTTCTTCTAGTCCTAGTCCAGCCTTAACAAGTTGTTCTTGTTTTTGACCATCAGTAAGCCCAAACCATGAACCATTCTCAAATTGTCTATTAATAGTAGTTCTTTCTTGATTTTGTCCATTACGTACAGTTGTTTCCAATTGAACAGCTTGTTGTATAAGCTTATCAGAAAGTCTTTCATGGTCAGCTTTCAGGTCATCCTCAATTTTACGAGTGTCAGTTTTCCAATCTTCCGTTATCTTTAATACAGCATCCTTCTTTTGTTTGTTATTTAGAAGTATGTTGTTATTTGTATTAGTAATTCGCTCTATACTCTTTCTATCATTAGATAGTTGTATGTCTGTATACTTATCAATAATACCGTTAACGTCAGAAGCATACCTTTCTTCAATTTTTGTAACTTCAAGTTTAGTGTTAGCTAAGTTCTTAGCCCCTTCAACTTTAACTCTTGCGAGTTCAACAGCTCCATTAGTTGCTATTCTTTGTGATTCATTAATAATACCACTAGAGAAAGCTAATCAATATTTTCTAAAAGCCCAAACAGATTGTTGTTTTGCAACTTCAACCTTTTGTTCAGCTTGAGAAACGGCAGACTTATTGGCAAGTCTTTGTTCTTCTGTAGCTATATTAGCCTTGGCAATTTCTCTCTCTTTCACTCGACTAAGTGCTTCAGCATCTCTAACAGCTCTTTGTTCAGCAAGCCTATTACTCTCATCTTCTATTGAAGCTAAAGCTACGTCTTGTTGCTTAATGAGTGTGTCAGTTTCTTGTGCGAACTGTTCCTCCTGCTTTATCTTCTCTCCTGTTAATACAGCTTCTTCAGTGAGTCTTTCTTGAGCTTCCAGAGGGGCAGCTTCTATAGTTTCTTTAGTAGCTTCTGCACCAGTTTGTATAGCTTCAGCAGCCGAGGTTACGGCTGGAGCTTCAGTTATGTCAGGCTCAGGAGCTGCTGTAGGAGTAGGCGTAACTTCAGGCGTAGCTACAGGAGCTTCACTTACAGTAGGAGTTTCTTCTACTTCTCCAGTTTTTGTTTCATTAGTTGCCATGTTTTTATATTATTAATAAATTGAATATCCATCTAAACCCTTCCATCTCATATTCACATCACTAACTTCAACACGTCCGTCTCAGCTATGTAGTGGTCTAAATTGAAACTTCTGCCCATCATTATATAAGTTCACCCTTTCAGTGAATCTAAGCGGGTCTGTAGTTGAGGATATGATTCTTCGAGTTGTAGTTCAGTCAGTTTGTAAGTCTATAGCTACATCATCTACTAACACTTCAAATTCAAACGTCTTAGTTAATCATGTCTCAGGAATGATTTGCCCAACAATCTCTATTTCACCTATACGCTTCATATCTACATCATCTGTAAATGTATACTCCTTAGAAAGTCCCGTGCCTAGTTCATCTGTATTCCCTTGTCCATCTCTATATATATCTCAGTTGTCTGTAGCATAATACCCCTTATAGTTATGTATAGCGTAGTTATCAACTGTTGTTTTCTTAGTCTCTTCACTCCAAGCTTTATTTTCTACATTATATTCAATAGTTCTATTTGGAGCTTTAAATTTCCAATCTGAATCACTTCCTTCTTGGTCTATATAAACATCAGGAGAAGTTGGTGTAGTGATGTTGAGTGTAAGTATTGGATATTCGAATGACATAGATATCAGTCCACTATAGTTTTCTGTCGCTGTGTCGTCTGGAATTTCTTTTAGTATACTTTCTATGTCTTTACTAATTGAAACGTCTCTAAGCGTCGTTAAATCACGCTCATACCCCAGTCTTCTTACAGCTCTAGTTAAATGGTCGTAATACATAATTTCTTGTTCAACTTCCGCAATACATTGTTGATTGAGCGTTCAGTTTGAAGATATTTTTTTGAATATGAAATTGAAGCTTGTTCCAGAGTCTTTCTCTGTATTTGAATACCAAACCTCGTTATTTTTAAAAGCATATAGTCAGTTCTCTCATATGACAAAACCAGTTATTCTACCCTTGTTTCCTCAGCTTACTGATTGTGCACCAGCACTATACCCAGAGAAGTCTATGAACTCATTAACTCAAGATACAGGGTCATATGTTTTAGAGAAAGTAATGTTGTCATTAAATTGTCCATCGTCATAATATTGTCAGAATACAGTTTTACCATTATAGAAGGTTGCTGCTGTAGGCTCTCATATTCAAGAAGGTATGTCTGTAATAACTCCAGCTAAATCTATAAATACTTGTTTTGGGTTTTTAGTTATGCTATTTTGTTCGTTAGTATTTCTTGAATATATAAGTATTCAGTCTGCACTTACTAATATATTAAATAGTCCTTTGTCTTTAAATTGAGTACCATTATTAACACTACTTCTTACAACTTCTGTATAAGTAGATATAGTCACTGTACCTGTATGGTTAGTCTCAGCCATGCTCACAGGGATTCCTGAGGATACATAGAAGCTAACATCATATCAAAGAGTTGTAGTAGCACCATTATTGATAAATATACCATTTGGAGTAAAGTCTGACGACATTGCTGAATAGTCAGTTTTACGTATGTCGAAAGTAGCGGTATCGTTCGTTCAGTATAAACTTGATATAGCTAAATTTTCCATTACATAACTAGCCCCCATTACGGTTCCTCCACCATTATTATATATTAAGTCAACCATTTTGGCTGTATGTAATATTTGATTGGTTCCACTATACACATCTCAAGTTGAGTATGTAACGTTTTCGGTAACTGTACTATCGGTATTTCATGCAACATAGTAATATCTTTGAGTTTTTCAATCAATAATTGCCTCCGTATTGAATACTGTTGGACTACCAGTTCCCCCTACTCAAAATACATCATTATATTGAAGAAATTGAACATTAGAGCTTCATGGTCTTCCTGATGTACCACTTAATACATATGTATATCTACTTAAACTAACTTCAGAAATAACTGGGGCAGCAGTAGCGTCTATTCTCGATATAAGGAGAGTGTCTGTATCTATATCTGTATAATATGTTCCTCACGGTAATGCTGCAACAAGTGTAGCTAATGTAGACGCTTTATCTGCATCTCATGTCAATATTGTAGCAACTCCGTCAATAGTGATAGTTGTCTGAGAAAGTGCATCCCAATCAGAAAGTACTATAGACTTTATTAAGTCTGGTTCAGAAAAACTTATAGCTGTGAAGTCATCTCTTTCTATTGTGTATTCAGTTCCTCATAAATAAGTTACACTATATGTAACTCATAGCGCCGCCGAGAGTTGTGTAGTTAAGTCAGTGTATCCAGTTCCGTCTATTTGAAAGGTGTAATTAGTTCCGTCAATTCATATAGACAACATTTCATTTGCTGGGTCAGCTATGGTGAATGTATAAGTATTTGATTTATATTGAACTACTCAGTTCTTATAAACACTACCACCTTCTACATGCCAAAATTCATTCCCATCAACAGTGAGTCCTTGTATAGGTCTTCAGTTACCTGTATAGACAATATCACTACCCTTTCAGCTAACCAGCTTATTTCCTGAGAAATTCCAGTTAGTTAGTTGTAGCATTTGTTTATCCTCGATTTCAGTAGGGAAGTCTTTTGTATTTATACCACCTGTAATATCGTTAAGTCGGAAATTTCTAAATGTTTTTCTACTCATTTTTATTGCTTTATACTAAATAAACCTAGACCTAGAAGTGTAGCCTCTCCTTCATACTAATGGAGTTGTTCTAAACTTATTCTTTATTCCATCCACTGCACTTGATTTGTATGCTTGATAATCTTTTAATAGTTCTATATATTCTTGTTTGATAGGCATCCATCTTTCATCCTCTCTTAATAGGAGAGTGTTGTACGCTGCGTATAGTGATAGAAGGTCTGCATATTCATATAATATATTAATTACATCAGTATCGTCATCCAATATATCATACTCAGGAACATACTTAACTGTAATTATTGCGTCAGTAGCTTTATAGGGAAGGAATATGTACTCATCTCATGCTGCATCCTGAAATATTGTATATGTATTATTACCAGCATAAACTACAAACTCTCTATTGTCTGCATATGTTAATATAGTCTTATCCATAATCACCTCAGAAGGTCTCTTCACTCCACTTGGTAGTTTATATCCAATACTCACTCTATCGCCGCTAGCGTAGACATATCAAGCCGTAGCTCAGAATACACCAGAAGAATAAGTTGAATAGTTTACAAAGCTAGTATCTCATAGGAGTACAGCTCCAGAAGCTGGAACATAGTCAGTGTCTGTAGTTGTTACACTAGAAGCACTGTATCCAATAGCCGCCGAATCGTTAGCCTTGTTGAATGTATACTGAAGAACCTTATCTTTATAAGACTTAATATTCTTAATTCGCTTATACCCTTTATTAATTTGCCTTTGCACTTGACTCTCAAGTATTACAGGAGATGTTCTAGCAAGCCCAAGTTTCTCATAAGTGTCATCAATAATGTCTCCAAATGTTACAGCATCAGAAGGTCAAACTGGAGTAACCGTACTGAAGAAGTAGTCAATAGTTGGAACTGATAGTAGTGGTGGAGCGTCAGCAAGAGTAACAACATTAGTACCTCCAGTGTAAGTTAAATCTCTATAAGGAGAACCTCCTAGATAGACATCCTCTATTTTGTCAATGTTTTGTATAGTTGTAAAAACCGTATTAACACCATCAACAACACCAGTTAATGTTTCATTGTATATATAATTTGCAGTCATAGTTTTTTTTAGGTTATATTTTTCATTTCTTCTGTAATATTCATTTTCCAAACAGTTCGTATAGCAAGAGATATAATTCTCTTATCTCGCCGCCTATCTGCTACAGATATTTTATCACGCGAATGTATTCTCTTTACTCCGTCTTTCTTTTCTTCAGTGAAGAAGGTAATATATTTATTGAGTTTATTTATATTATCTTTATTGTAGAAGAGTGCATATTTTCAATTAAATAAAACATTGTAGTCTTCATACTTGATATAGAAATATCCCTTATCGAACCTATCTTCTCAGTAACTATTCAAACATTTAATAAGCTTTGTCTCGTCATCGTATCCAACTGCGCAGAATAGGTGTCCATATGAAGTACCGACAACCACAATGTTGTCACCACCCTCAGTTTTGCGCCAATCTATTTTATTACTTCATACCACTATTGGTCTACCATTAGAAAGAGCCCCTTTAAAGCTCTCTAAGGAGTTTACTCTCGCATATGATGTTATGTTACCTACAGCCTTGTTAGCACGCACAGCGTCAATTGTATAGGCTCCTGCGTTAACATCCATCGTACCTTCATTCACCATGTATCTACCTAAACTCATTCAGTTATAGAAATTGTCATGTGTTTCTCTATCTTGCATGTCTGCTCCACTTGAGTTTGAGAATGCAGTGCAGAAATATCTACTCTCAATTGTGAGTCATTGATTTTGAACCTCAGACAGTGAAGTGGATAGGTCAATGAACTTAGCCATGTCAACTCTATCAGCTCCAGCGAAGTCTTCATAGTCATAGTCTCTTCTATCAACAGCATCGAATGCTCCCCTAAATTCAGAGGAGTTTCATATGTTTAAAACAGCGTCTCTTGGTATAGCTACAAAGTACTTCTTAGCTACCTTCTTTGCGTATTGATAATTCTCACTTCTTCTTATTGCTTCTATGCTCATACTTTTATTGTTAGGCTATATGTATATATTGTATTAAAAACCCCATGAAAAACAAGGGGTTATTTAGCAGCGGCTCTATAGGCAGCTTTTCATAATTTATTAAGACCTATAAATATTATCATAGAGAATGTAACCTTATACTTAAATGGTAACCAGTGACTTAATTTATACACCTTCTTAGCCATTTTATAGTTTGACTTCATAAATCCTTTCTGGAACCTGAAATCAATGTCGTGCTCGTAACATATTCGCTTTAGGTCAACAAGGTACTCTTGTCTTTTACTCTTATCAAAACACTCTAAGTCTTTTATCTTCTTAGGTAATAACTTAAGGCTTTTCTCTAGAAGCTCATCAAAAGAAATTCACTTCTTTGCGCCGCATCAATTAATAATACCTCATATTAAAAGCCCTTCAATTTCCTCTTCTTTTAAGTTGTAGTGTAATATTGTTTCAATTGTTTTCATAATTATTATTTATCCTTATTTAGTAATCAATACAAAGTAAGTATACCTATTGATATACCTAGTATTATAGAAAAAAACTGTAAGTAGGGCATGGTTACCTCTATAAATGCAAGCATACCTGCGCTTATAGAAGTCCCTGAGCCGATTATTGGTTTACCAGCGAGCACTCATGTGAATGACTCTATTATTGATTTCTTTTCCATTTTTGTTTATGTATTTTTAATTAATATTTCAGTAGCACTTATTCCCATTCATACAGATTTACTCACTGTTCCCGCTGTTGTTCATAACACTCATGGAGTATCAGATAGGAAATATTCCTGTCCTAGTGCTCGTCCTGTTTGTGTTGCTGTAACTCAAGCCGTATCTATATCAATACTCGCACCAGAACTTACTGTCGACTTAGCAAATCATAGTAATTTAATATCAGCCGTAGTTAATCCTGATGCTAAGAATGCACTGTCTACATCTTCTTGAGTAATCACTTCTATATCAAAATCCCATGAAGCTACATTTGTGACAAGTGTTGTAGAACCAGTTGCTCTTTTCCATGTTTGACCATTTGGATATGATGCCCCAGATGTATTTATTCCCCATTCAACATAATTTGAAGTACTAATACCACTATCTGTTTCGATAGTCATATAATATGTAGTAGCATCAAGAAAATCAAAGCCAGAGAAAATAAAGCTATTTCGTGCAAATGAGCCAGTTAATCCCGACTCAGATATTGTATTTGTAGATGTAGCGAGTGCTGTTCCTGAAACATCTGTACTATCCCATATAGCTGCAGTAAGATTTCAAGTTGGACTACCAACCTTTCTTAATCTACAGTTTATTGTAGCTACTATTCATGCTGATGTAGTTAAAAACGATTGGGCTAATCATTCACGAGTTGAATCATATGAAATACTACCACTTATAGACGAACCGCTCCCTACAATATCAAACATAACAGTAGACTTTGCCACTCTTAATGGTTCACCTACAGAGATATCTTCTCATGCAGTTCGTGTTAGAGTGGTGCTACTTGAACCCCCTCCAGCTGCATCTTGCCAAGTAGCAGCTGTTCAACTTGTTGCTGTTAAGACCTGTCAAGTTGTAGGTGCTGTAGCTGATGATACGTCTATAGTAGTTGTAGCACTATTTAAAGCATCTGTATCTCAAGAAGTTCCTGTAGTGTCTTGGTTAGGAGCTGCTACATCTGTTCATATAGTAAGTCATAGATTATCACGAGCATCACTTGCGTTGTTTGCTCCTGTTCCTCAGTCTGCTATTCTTATTTTCCTTGTCATAATTTTATTGTATAGATGCTAAATATCAATGTACTATTGCCTCAACTCAAGTAGCTGTACCCGAAGAAGTAGCAAGTATTCTCATATCTGAGTTAGGAGTCATTATTATAGGTTGGTCTAACATAATTTGATATGTACCTTGATTAGAAGATATTGATATAGGTAACTTAGTTCTCCAAACCTTACCAAACTCTTTAAATTGTAGTCTGAAATCAACATTTCTTGTATTCTGTCTATTCACAGAACAAGTGACTGCTGTTATTATCCAATAGTCTACACTAGAAGTAGATGTAGCACATTTTAGAGATTGGTTATTATTTCAGTCTGTAGAAAGGTGTGTAGTTGCTGCAGTATCATCTCTTAATGTTATAGTTCAATCAAAATCAGTAGAACCATTATTATATAGTCTTGTTGCCCTATATAATGGTGTCCCTAGTGTTACATCTGTAGTTCATGTTAGGGTTACTGTTTGTATAACAAAAGTTAAGTCACTTCAAGATAATGTATGTCACTCAATTACCACATCTTGTGTGTCTCAGGCATCGTTAGAGACTATCGTATCTATAGTATTTCCTGTAGGGAGTGTCTCAGTACCTCCTGTAAGCCATACCATTTCTTCAGTTGTTCCTATATCATTATTCCTTCAAAACTTGATTAGATTTTTCTTTTTTGCATCTACACTTACTACATCTCAATATGTATCTTCTATAAGAGCTATTGAGTTTTTTATTCTATATTCTTGTGATAAATTTGTCATAATATTTTGTTAAATTAAAATCCAATTACTTCCATTACTTTGTACTGTTACACTCTCATTAGTAGAGAGTATTTGTGTTAAGTCACCATTAATAGTTTGGCTTCCTGTTCCATCTACTGTAATTATACCAAATCAGGAGTTAAATACAACAAATATTCTACCAGCTTGAGATATTGCTGTAGGTAGTGTAACTGTAAAGGTATTTTCTGTACACTCTACTGTATGGTCTGAGTTAGTGATTGTATATGCTGCACTTTTTTGTGTAAATCATGTAATTACTCAAGTACTACTCGTAGCAAAAGTGTCTTGTTGTACTATTATTTGTTGGTCTGTAGATGAAAATCAATTTATGGGAGTTATTGTAACAACTGAACTCGCTTGTGAGTATTCTGTAGGTCATAACTGTACCCCATCTAGTGTTATATGTGCTATATTATTAGCAGAACTCATAGTGAAATCTCCTGTATCTGCTGTAACTTGTCAGGCATCAGGATTAAATACCTGCTCGTCTCAAAGCGATGAATAGTTATTAATTGTATCTCAAGCTCCACTTGCTGATATCGTAAGTGTTTCATCTCCTCAGTCACTTCACTCCACAAAAGTTATATTTGCACCTGAAACTAGTTTACCATTTAAGTAACCTCCTGTAGTATCATTACTAGATACCTTAGATAAGTTTCTATTAGAAGTATTAGCTACGATAGCTGACTTATTAATACCCAAGTCTTTGATTATCTTACCTGTAGTAGAATCAAAACCAGCTATATTTTCATCTACTGCACTTGCAGGTCATACTACATCTCCACTTCCACCTCAACCTCAACCTAAATCAGCAATATCTTGTGTTGTAGTCTTTTTAAGTGTCCCTCCGTCGTTTACAAGTACTTCTTCTGTTCCATCTATTGTAAGGGTAGCCTTATTAGATATAGCTGTAGGTCATACAGTTAAAACTCCTGAGCCTGTTACTTCTCATGTATGGGTGGCATTGGTAGCCTTAGCTGTATTTAAAGCTATTGCATTGTCTTGAGCTACTTGTTCTTCGGCAATGTCTGCAAGTTCTTGACTTACATCGGCAGGTAGGTTATCAAGCTTTGTACCATCAACTAACCTGTAATTTTCTATATCTGCTAAAGCCATTTTTTTGTTATTATTTATTAAGTTTCATAAATGCAAATACTCCTTTTTGAGCAAGTGGATTTGTAATAATTTCCCCAATTTCTTCTTCAGTTTTTTCTAATAGTTGTTCCTTTGTACTTATTCATGCCTCATGTAATCTTGTCTTAGTTGCATCACCAATACCCTTAACCTCCGATAAATTACTCTCTGATACAGAGCCTCTAAAAGCTTCTATTTTCTTAGCTTCTCTGGGTAGGTTTAATTTATTAAATAGTAGTCTTTGATTTACTGCTGTTGTTATTTCCATTTTTATTTATGATTAATAGTAAATATATATAAAGGGAGAAGAGAAGCAATGTCCCCTCTCCCTTTTTTATATATATGTAAGTTATGTTAGCACTTATGTTTTTAGCTTACGCCTATACTCACGTATATCCAACAACAACCTCCGGCTGATAATGGTCAACACCGAAAGCCATATCTAGTTTTACGTAGAAGTTTCCAGAATCGTCATCGTACCAAGTTGTAACTTCTTGACCGTATAGTTCAAATACTCGGAATGCTTTAATTTGTCTAGCAAGACCAGAGTTAATAAGAAACCATTGAGCGTCATTACCTACAGTAGAACCATTATCATCTGTTTGTCCTAGAACATCAGAAACAATAAGTTCAACTTTATTACCCTTGAAATCGAAGATAGTGATTTGAGCTGGGTCGTAAGAACCAGTACCAAGTCCATCAGCAGTAAGGATTTTTCTAGCAGCTGTTTCAAGTGCTCGTGGAACGAGTAGTTGATATACAGAAGCAGTTCGAACTCTTCGTCCGTTACCCATTTTGATAGTAACTTTGTGAAGTTGCATAGCAGCTTCTAGAGTTGTAGCAGAAAGAGCACCTGTACCTGTATTTGAATATGAACCACCTGTTTTCTTAATGATGTGGTCAGTAGCAAATAATGCTTTACCATCTGGAGAAGCAGAACCTGCACCATAGGCTTGAGAGACAGTGAATCCTTTTGCAAGAACACCAATACCTTCGTTATTTAATGTAAGTTTAGCACCGTCCGCGAGGAAAGTAACATCTTCCATTAGTTTTCTAATTTCTGCTTGAACACTATTGTCAGCAGAATCAAGAGTTTCGTTTTTCATTATCCATTTAGAGAGAAGTTTTGAAACAACCATCTTTCGTGCATAAGTCTTAACTTTAAACCCTTTTTCGTACCCTTGTTCTTTGTTGATAAGAGGAGCAGTTGCACCTTCAACAATTTCTTTAAGAGCTTCAGGACCTACCATTGAAGTGATAGTACCGTCTTTTGTAAACACAGCTTCTTGTACAAAACCTACTTTCATAAATTCATCATCGTACCCAGATTCAGCAACTCGTTGGTTGATGATATCTACAAGAGTAGGAGTTAGAAGGTCGGCAGAGTTCTCGAAGAAATGTCCAGTTTGTGGATTAATTGGAGCCATTTTTTTATAAATTATTAATTAAAAATATTTTCTATTACAAAATTTTGTAAATAGAGTTTGTTTGTGAAACGAATTCAGTCATTTGTACTTGGTCACCTGTACCAGAAGTAGCAACGTCAATTGTTCCGTCAGTGTTAATGTCGAATAGGTCTCCTTCGTTAGCAATAGTAATTGAAGCGTCAGCAGCAACTTCTACACGAACAATATCTCCTGTATCTTTAGCAGCATAGATTACTCTATCCATTGCTACAGTTTGGTTATCAGCAGTAAAAGTTTTAGCTGTATGCGCAACTCCTTCAAGTGGTACTCCAACAGTATTAACTGTAACGAAACCAGCAGCTGATTTAGCTACGAAATCTCCAGAAGTAACAACGATTGAGTTAGTAGCAATACCACTCTCATTTTTAAATTGCTCACCATTAATTAGTTTAGCCATTTGTATGTAAATGTTATGTATATAAATTAGTCTTTCTTAAGAAATCCTCCTTGTTTTGCAAAGTCTGCAAAAGAAGAGTTCTTAGTTTTCGCACCTTGACTTGCAGCAGCGTTAGCTCCACCAGACATAGATGTGTCTTGCATAGATAGATATGCTTGTGTAGTTTTATCTACATAGTTATCTCCAAATACAATTCGTCCAGCTCGTTGTACCCTTTCGGCTACAGGAAGACTTTCAGATATGTATGCAAGTTCTGCCTCAAGTTTTTCAAGTGCCCCTTTATCATCAGAGAAAATTTGTTTATTCTCAGATTGATAGTTTTCGAGTGCTCGATTAACGTCAGACTTTTTGTTTTGGTATTCAAGAATTTTTATCTTCTTTGATAGCTCTTCAGTATCAGATAATTCATTCTCCTCCTTGCTCTTCCAAAATTCTTCTCATTGAATAAGTTTAAGCTCTTCAAGGTTATTGTAACCATATAGGTCAGGAATAATCTTGTTTTGCATTTTAGTATCCATGTTCAGTAATTCTTTCGGGTCAAGCGTTGCCAGTTTTAAATTGGTCTTAATTTGACTTTCAGCTTGCTTAGAAATTGTATCAGACGCTTCCTTGTGTCTAGCTTCATAGTCTATTTTAGGTGTACCCTCCTTAGATGGTTCCTGTGTTGTTCCTGCTTGAATCTCCGTTTCTGGTGTAACTCAATTTGTCATATGTATTTTATGTTATGTATATATTAGTCTCTAAAGTGTTTTTTGAAATGGAGAAGTGCGAACTTAGCGCCCCTGACATAGTCTGGAGAAAGTTCACCACTTATCATTTCCTTGCTCAACCTATCTAATGTTATATTAAATATATTTTCAGCTACACTATAATCAAACGCAACCAGCTTTCTTTTATTATCTGGTGTTATGTCTATCGAATGATTTCGTAAACTTCTTTTATATTCAAGAAATTCTTTAATAAGTTTTATTGCATTCATACTATTTTCTAATTAGGTCTAATAATTGTGATTCCATGTCTTCTATAGATAGGTCGAAGTTTAGAGCTATGGATTTTTGTTCAATCTCTACTTTCGGATTGTAAGCCTTATCTGTTTTCTCACTCATCCACTTCGCAGTATCAAGTATATCCTTATCGGTAATATTAAGTTTTCAATGTAGAGCCTCATATATTTTATCCTCACTCTTATCTTTAAGTAACTCTCGCCTATTAGCTTTAAAGTCTACATGTTTTTCTTTAAGGGCTGGCACCGTATCTCTATAATAATAGAACAGCATTCTATCCATTCCCACTTCTAAGCATGCTTGCTGTATAGAGAGAGGAGAGTTAGGCTTAACTCACGCGGCAATGTTTTCTTCGCTAGTAATAGCTGGAGCGCCCGTAATTGTATAATCAACAATTTTGTTTGCATCCAGTATTCTTACTGCTTTACTTTCATTAGTTCCTCAAGGCTTTCTTCCCACCTTCTTTTTGCGAGGCTTTCTTGTTTTCTTTATTGTTATTATTTCACTCATGTATTCATTGTATTAAAAAGGAAAAGGAAGTCAAGAGGGGGTTTTGCTAGACTAAGCTAGCTCGACCTCCACTTGTTGGCACTGCGTTTGAGCTTCAACTTCTTTGTTCTGGTGGTACGAAGTCTGGAGAGTTCGGGTCTGTTGGAGAAATTGATGTCCCTTCGTTATTAGCCTTTAGGTCACTAATAACACTTTCTGGAGATTTGCTTGAGTCTGAAGTTGCTGTCATTTCCGCATAATCAAATCACATTTTCTCTGAAATTTGCTCTACAATTTTGTTTCAAGAAACTACAGGTTGCCCATTTGCATCTTTTATATTACCAGCAACTTCACTATATCTAAGTACATGTTCTATATCTTTCTCTTCACTAAGTCCTAGTATAGATTCAGTAATAGGTACTATGTTGAATTTACCCTTCACCATATCTGGCTTCATAGTAAAACTACCATATCCTCCATTAACTGGAGAAGAAACTCAATTACTATCTATATCAACACCTTTCGTAAATATTTCTACGTTTCATGTTCTGTGTAACAGTTGAATGTTTGACATTCTAAGTCTAGCTAGTCGCTCAAAGAAGTTATACCCATTTATCTTTAGGTTTAGATTAATTTTCTTTTGTGCGCTTTCAGTTTTAGCTCTAGTTCCTTCCGCAGTTTCACCTGTAGAAAGTTGTTGCGCTTTAAAGTTCTGCCCAGTTTTAGCAATCATGTCATTATCAACCTTCTGTTCTGCATTATCTATACTTGTAGTAGAGACACTTGGAGAATAGAACTTAACTCAATTAACATCACTCACCTTAGTGTATGAAGTAGTTCCTAGTTCAAATGTAGTTTCATCTATACTCACTGTATCGTCAACCATTGTAATACCCATTTGAGCCTTAATTACATCTATACTTAGAGAACGTAGTGCATCTCTATATTGTATATCTTCCCATAGAAGCTCATATTCACCCATTCCCCAGAATCTATCAATTACTTGGTAGTCAAAGAAAGGACAGAAAGGAAGTTCTTTATGTAGAGAAGGCATGGGAGCATTATATATTTCTTGCCCATTTGCTAATATAATGAGTTGGTCTTCACTCTTATTGTAATAACGCATTTCAGTAACAACACTTTCATTATCTTGGTTAAGCTTATTATCAACTTCCCCGTCAACAACAGTGTACGTCTTTCATAAAGGAAGAGACTTAGAAATACCTTTGTAGTTTGGATTTAGTTCATGTTCTTTAATAAACTCACCCCTATCCCAATACTTAATCCATACAGCTTCATTTGAATTATCAATGTCAGTTCCATCAATGAAAAAGTTTTCCCATGGTATTTGTTCACACCACACTCCATCATAGTCAACAACAATTTTCTCATTATAAGTTATTTTTCCACTTTCATCAATTGTAGGTTCCTTTATTTTTCTCTTAATGGTTTTAATAGATTCATACAAGACTCCCGTACCAAATGCTGTAGCTTCTGGGATTACCTTAGAAAGCACTTTGTCTGTTTTAGACATGAGCCACCAATATTTCCAATTAAGCTTCACTGGTTCCATATTAGCCCGTGCGTCTTCGTCTAGGGGTATAAAGTCATACTCTTGTAGTCCCGCTAATAGTTCAGCATCTTTCCCTGATTTAATAGTGAAACCTACATTAGTCATGTAGTCACTCTTGTCGTCACTTCTCTTGGCAACTCTCTGAGCCTTGTTATTCTTTCTCCATACCTTCTGACCGTCTATAAGTCCATCAATATCTTTTATACTCTTAAGTACTACGAGGCGTTCCTCTACTTTGTGTTGTGCTTTTGTCATTTTTATTTATTATTAATAAGGACTTCTTTTTCAACTATTCTTAACTTTCTGTTTACTATATTTAAACCCATGCTTTCTTTCAAAGCTACTTTCTATACTAGCTATATATTTAGGTGGTTTATACCCAAATATAAAGTAACGTAGAGCATCAAGGAAATCATCATTAGTCTTCTCAACAGCTCCATCAACTCAGTTCTCTTTATAGTAATGGGTTTCAAACTCTCGTATGGCTTGCTTTAAGTGGTCGGCAACAAATATCTTTCAGTCGGAAAGCATTTGATTTACTTTCATAATACCAGCACGCCTATTACTTGTTTGATTTTCTCCCTTAGACCATTTGTCCGCAGGCATGGTATTCATTCCACAATCCTTCATTTCTGCCCTTTCTCTAGCTCCAGCTGCGTCAGCAACTATATATTCAAAGTCTATTTTGTGGTGGTTTTTCTTTTCTATTACACCCCTTACAAGGTCCTTAATAAGTATACCACTTCCATATATTAAGTCAAAGACATAAATATTATTGTCTTCGTCTACAGCTATAAAGGCAAACGCCATTGGATGCTTCACTCAGAAGTCCACCGCGCCATAATAGGAAACATTTCACATTTCTTTTGGATTGAAAAATGGTATGCAATTTTTTTCTTTGCTGAAATTTGCATATACAAGCCCACTTGGTGGTATGAATAAACCTTCTATACGCATTTTACGTTCCATCTCTGTCAAACCCTCTGCCCATGTATGGTCCCCATGTTTATTTTGTAAAGAATTTACAACAGTTATAAACGACTGGGCAATTACATTTTCACTCTCCTGCTCGTAGAAATATTCATATACAGCAGTGTGCCCACTTAAAGGAGTGAAGCTATAAATAGCTTGTGCCTTCTTAGTTCGCAGTCTCGCCAAACCCTCATAGAATATGTCAGACTTAGTAGGTTCTTCGTCAAATACATAGAGGTCACCGTTGGTACCCTGTATTCTCTCTCGACCTTGGTCATACGTAAAGAATGTTATACGACATCCATTATGTAGATGTATTTCCTTCACTCAACCATTATCTCTCACCACGTTCTTAACACACTCTGGCGGTATACGCGTAACACTATACTCTCATAACAAGTAGTCCTCAAGACCCTTCAAGTTCGAACCTGACTTAGTACCTATATATATTTTCTTCTTCGCCCCTATGTACTTAATTCAGTAGTCCTTACATAATTCTCATAGAGCTAAGCAAGCTACAGTGTACATGGCTATACAGGTTTTACCTGAACCATTACCCCCTTGGTATAGAAGGAACCTATATTTATTTTCTAAGCTTCCCTCTTGTTTCTCAAACACTGCATCTAAGAGTGGTTGTTGAAAGTCTTGCGGGCGGAAGTCCACCAATCAATATCTTCGCTTTCTCTCGTCGAGTTGCTTATACAGCTTATTTATTTGTTGTACGTCTTTGCTCATAATTACTCGTTAGTTATGTAGCTCATTATATGAAAAAAGGAAATGCAGTCAAGGGGGCTTTTATAGGGAAAACAACTAAAACTCATTTAAATGCTTTCTAAGGAACAGAAAAAGCCTAGATATACATTGGTATAGAAATGTATATAGGATATGCTTACAGCTCATTTAAATAGGTGTTAAGAGTTATATTACTATGTATGAAGAAACGGAACTTATATAAAAAGCGGAACATGGCTAAAAAGCTTTATAGATAGAAACTTAGTAAGTTTGGTTTTAATAACGACTAAGAGTTAGTAAGCTTACGGCGAACGAAGTGAGACGCAAGAATATTACCATGTACCACTCTGCCATATAATATAAATATATTAGTTATATATATATATATATATTATTATATAACTATACTGTTTACATGTTTAAGCATTTGATGTCATTTTTTGATAGACTGGTTTTTTTGGCTATACACTCCCTTTTGGCGAAGGTGTTTTGGCTCCTATAGCGCACTTCACCACTCTATCACTTTTTGATAGTCTGGTTATAATGGCTCTACATTCAGCTTTTATATATACTTTTAGCTAGCACGCTGCTGTTCACCACTCTATCGGTTTTTGATAGTGTGGATAGAAGCTCTCATTTAAGCCCTTATTTACAGTTGAACCGAGGATGGCGAAATGTCAATGTTTCAGATTTTCAAATATTGTGCTAGATGAATGTAAAAATATAATAAGGAGTATCATCTATATAAATGAATGCGGGGGGTATGGGGCGGGGTATGTTGACAGTTTATCATATTGACGGTTTGCAAGTAAAAGGCTTGAAGCCCTACCAAAATAAACCACTTAAAGGAAGACACAAACCCATATAACACAAGGGGACTTTACAAACTCACACCCTATGCTATAGTACATAGTAAGCATGAACCTCTGGCACACAAGCACACCGAGTGCTAACATGATAGCTTGAATGCCTTGCGTTAGACTATAAGTCTATGGGTTGTATACATTAGTTATACAAGCTATAAGAGTGTAAGCATTTAGCTTGAAAGTTGCGGCGTGACTGAGTGGTGTACTACAAAAACAAGTAAAAAACAAGCTAAACAGATAAAAAGCCCACCACTTAAAATCACTCATTAAACTCTCTACAAAGCCAGCACTTAACCTTGACGGCTTTCATACAAAAGACAGGTAAACAAAACACTTCACATAATAAATATTATGTTAACCGTTAACAAGCTAAACGGTACTGTGTATAACATAGTAGCAGTT